CAACTCCAAGGTCTAAGTCATTTAAAGCTAGACATGGAGCAAATATAGCTAAAGGCAAAATGAGTGCAGCCTATTGGTCTAATAAAGTGAAATGGTGATTATATGAAAGGTGTAAAACATTTTAAAAGAGATGGTACTGAACATACAGGTAGTTCTCACAAAATGCCTAATGGTACTTTGCATACAAACAAAGCACATACTAAAACAAGTGTCAAATTATTTCATCTTAAAGATTTAAGTAAGAAAGCACAAGTTAAAGCTAGGAGCAAATAATGGCTAAAGGTTTATATGCAAACATTAATGCTAGAAAAAAAGCTGGAACAAGTAGAACTAAAAAGAAATCTACTATTTCTAAAAAAGCATTTGCTAATATGAAAAAAGGTTTTCCTAAAAAGAAAAGGTGACTAATGGAAGATAAATTAAATAGAGTAGAATTACAATTAGACAAACACTCTATACAAATAGCTAAATTGTTTAGTAAAATTGACGACACTAATGGGTGCATAATTAAAATTAATAACTCTTTATTACAGATTAAATATGGTGTGTATGGAGCGTTAGGTTGGTTTGTTATTTCACAAATTGGAATTATAGAGGCACTTAAATTAACATGATTGGATTTATAATAAATTTAGCACCAATGGAATCTTACTTACTTCTGTTGAGTTTATCGTGATAGGATTTCTTGCAAATATAGCACCCATAGCATTAGGATTTATTGGTAAGTTGTTTGCCCTTAAAAGTCAAGCAGCAGCAGAAAATCAAAAATTAATGATACAGAATCTACAAGTACGTAATGATTCTATTAATCAAGCTAGAGATAGAGCAGATAAAGAAAGTCCTATGGCTGCACTTAATCGAAGAGTAATCATTTTTGTGATCCTGGCATTAGTTATATTTACGCAAGTAGCACCAGTTTTTTTAGATGTACCTACAGTGATACCAACAGTCATAGAGGGCCTTAGTATATTAGGGTTTCAAATAACACCAGATGTGGTAGAATATGTGACTGTAGAAGGGATGTTGAAATTTGATGAAATATTTAGATGGGCAACAATGATAATTGAATTCTACTTTGGGGCACAACTAGCAAAAGGTAGGTAAAAATGAGAAGGGCAATTGTTATTCCTGATCAGCATTTTTCGATTGGTACATCACATGATGAAAAAGCGGTCAAAGTAGTATTAGAAGCAATAGATTTTATTAAACCAGACATATTTATTAATCTTGGTGATGTTGGAGAATGGAGTTCTGTATCAGGTCATCGATATAAAAGAAGAAAAAGACCGCCATTAGAACACCAATTACCAGAAATAGATGCAGAAATTGCAGCAGTTAACAAACAAATAGATAGATTTGATAAAGCCTTAGACAAAGTTAAATGTAATACTAGGCATATATTAGCAGGAAATCACGATGAATGGCTTGATGCATTTGTAGAAGAAAATCCTTATTTGCCTCAATACACATTTAGAAATGCTTGTAAATGGGATGAAAGAGGTTATGAGTATCGTGTTTATAATGAAGTTTTAACCATTGGTAAGTTATCTTTTATACATGGTGCGTATTGTGGTGTAAACCATGCTAAAAAACATTTAGATGCTTATGGAACAAACATAATGTATGGGCATGTACATGACGTAGCAAGACACTCAGCTACAAGATTGTTAGATGGAAATATTAGTTCATGGGCTATGGGTTGTTTAAAAGATATGTCGGCAGAAAACAACACTTGGCTTAAAGGTAGATTACATAACTGGAATCATGCTTTTGGAATTGTAACTTTTTTTGATAATGGAAATTTTCAAGTAGAAGTTGTAGACATAGTAAAAGGTAAAGCCTCAGTTTGGGGAACAATAATTAAAGGATAGCTAATGACATATAGAGAATTAATTAATCAAGTATTAATAAGACTTAGAGAAGATACTATTTCTGGTGATTGGTCTGGTGCTATAAATGATGCTAGTACAATATCAGCTTATCATAAAGTTATAGGATCTTTAGTTAACGATGCTAAACGCCATGTTGAAGAAAGACATGATTGGTTAAATTTAAGAGAAACTAAAGATATAGATACTGTTTCTGGAACTAAAAATTATAATTTATCTTCTGGTCAAGAAATTAAAATTATAGACTCTATAAACAACGATACAGGGCAACATTTAAAACAAGTAAGCAAATTGTATATAAACACAGTTAAGTACCCTACAGACGATGCTGGTGAGCCTCTGTACTATGGTTTTAATGGTAGTGATACTTCTAATAATTTAAAAATAGATTTATCACCAGTTCCTACGGCTGTACACACTATATCTTTTGATATTGTAAAATACCAAGATAATTTAACAAATGCAGCCACTGTATTAAAAGTTCCTGCTCAACCAGTTATACTTGGAGCATGGGCTAGAGCCATTGCAGAGCGAGGTGAAGATGGCGGAACACAATCAAGTTTAACAGCAGGCGAGGCAAATGAAGCTCTTAAACAAGCTATTATGTTAGATAGTGGTAACACTCAATATGAAACAGATTGGTATGTAGAATCTCATGTCTAAGCCTTTAACATATCAACCTTTACCTAATTTTGGTGTTAATGGATTAAATACTCAAAGTAATCCTAATGCTTTAGATACTTCTTATTTGGTTTCAGCCGATAATATAGTTCTTAGAGAGTCTGGAAGAATATCTTTTAGAAAAGGATTTAAACAAAAAGTTGTTCCTACTGGCACAGCTATTGGATCAATGGTAGAACATAAAGAATCTGATGGAACTAATAAAATATTTGCTAGTTTTGGAACATCTATTTACACAGTAGATTTTACTGCACCTAATGCTGCGTTTGCTTCTGGTGCTAATATTAAAAGAACAGTAACTGATTCAACAGGTGACTGGCAGTTTGTAAACTTTAATAATAGATTACATTGTTTTCATGCAGGTGTAGTGCCTCAAAGATATGATGGTGCCTCTGATACTGGTGAAAGATGGTCTGCACATTTTAATTCTACTCTTATTAACAACTCAAGTAATATAACAAATAGTGCTACTACTATAATTGTAGATAGTACGGTTGGTTTTCCACCTATTGGACAAATAATTATTGAAAGCGAAGTTCTTTCTTATACAAGCATTACAGCTACAACATTTGTAGGATTAACTAGAGGTGTAGGTAGTTCAGATGCAGCAGCACATAATGATAATGTAGCAGTTAAAACATACGGTATTCCTCCAACAGTAACTGTATTTGATCCTAGTTGCGGTATGGGTTATTACGGTAGATTATGGTGCGGTGGTGTAACAGAATCAAAAGATGTTGTTTACTGGTCAAATTTATTAGACGGTGATGATTGGATTAATGGTGATGCTGGAGTATTAGATTTAAGTAAGATATGGGGCACTGATGAAATTGTATCAATTGCACCATTTTTTGGTAAGTTAATTATATTTGGTAAAAACAATATTGTTGTATATAACAGTCCTACAGCAGTTGCTAGTTTAGCATTAGATGAAGTAATAAGTGGAGTTGGATGTGTATCAAGAGATACTATCCAGGCTATTGGTGATGACTTAATATTTTTATCTTCTACTGGACTTAGATCATTAGCTAGAACAACTACAAATGATAAAGTGCCTTTAACAGATTTAACAGTAAATATAAAAGATACAATTATTAGAAACATAAGCCAAAGCACAAAAGTAAAAAGTGTTTATGTTGAAAACGAAGGTATATATATTCTGTCATTTGTAGACAAAAATATTAATTATGTATTTGACTTTAAACACATAACGCCACAAGAAACACCAAGAATAACTACTTGGAATTTTGGAAATGATAGAGAGCCTGCTAGTATGATTAACACAGAACTGTATGATGGTTTGTTAGTTGGGCAAAAAGATGGCAGTATTGCAGGTTATGAAGGATATTTTGATGTTGATATGTCTTTTGTTTCTAGTGCTGTTGTATTAACTAATTTTTCTTATACTGCTGATATAACTTCTGTTTATATTCCGATGGGTGAAAGCATGTCAGCTTCTATATTGAAAAAAATGATCTTAGTATTAGAAGGTGGCTCTGGTGCAAAATTAGGTTTAAGATGGTACAAAGATTTTAGTACAGCTTCTTCTGCTACAACAATTATTAATTTAGCACCTACAACAACAGGTACAACTTCATTATGGGGTGCTTCTAGTTCTTTATATGGAACTACATCTGTTACGCATACGCATGTAGCTACTACTCATCCAAGTAATTCAAGGTACACGCCTGTCTTTGGATTAAGAGAATATCAAACATCATTAACAGGTAGTGCAAAAAATTTAAAATTAAACATGAGTATTATATCAAACGGATTTGATACTTCAATTCAAGATTTATCAATAATATCTTTACAGGGGAAAATACGATGAGTGATTATACTATAGCAGTTGCATGGTCTGGCAAAGATGCTTTATCAGACAGCGATGCAGCAAAAGTAATATCTGGTTCAGACTTTAATTCAGAATTTACAACAATACGAACAGCAGTTAATTCTAAAGCTAACCTTAATGGTGATGCAACAGAAAGTTTTGCTATAAACAATGCTACGGTAGCAGGTACATTAGCTGTAACTGGAGTGCCAACTGTACCTACACAATCAGCAGGTAACAATACAACAAGAGTAGCTACTACAGCATTTGTAACAGCAGCAGTTGCAGCAATAACTGCTGCGTCTATAAACAATTTAGTTTATCCAGTTGGTTCTATTTATACTAATATGGCAGTTGCTACAAATCCAGCTACTTTATTAGGTATGGGAACTTGGGCGGCTTTTGGTGAAGGTAGGGTTTTAGTTGGTAAAGCAGGAAGTGGCACATTTGATACACTTGTTGAAACTGGTGGTGCTGAAACACATACATTATCTATTGCTGAATTACCTTCACATACTCATACTGTAGGTATTTCTGGTGGAAATGCTCCAGGTATTCAAGGTAATAATGCAAGCAGGGCAGTAGTAGCTAATGCTACCACAGGTGCTACTGGTAGTGGTTCGGCACACAACAACTTACAACCATATATTGTCGTATATATGTGGAAAAGAACTAATTAATTAGGAGAAAGAAATGGCAATTGGTGGCGATAGATTTAGTAAAAATGTTAATTATAGTACGGGTACAGCCAGAAGAACGCCCTCTCAAATACGAAATCAACAAGGTACAAATAGATACAAACTTAATGATTATTCTGCTGATAAAAGATTTGGACAGCAAGGTATGGCTTACGGTCAAGGAAATAAAAAAGGTGGTTTTGGTTTTCCTCTTGGTGGTTTTGGTGGCGGTGGTAGTAGAGCTTCTGAATTTGCAGAAATGGACTTTGAATATCAAAAAGAATTAGACAAGCTAGTTTTTGAAAGATCAACTCCAGA